TTTCCACCGGCCTTGAAATCGCCGGCATTGTCACCCTCGCTGTGGGCTGTTTCCTGATCTCGCCGGCCGTCGGACTGATCGTTGCCGGTTTGGCTATGGTTTTGTTGGGCGTAGCCACATCCGATTTGGGTAAGTAAATGTCCATTCTGAATCGGCTATTTCGCCCCACCGCAGGCGGGGTTGAGCAGCGCACATTGACGTCGAGCTCGTTTGTGCCGCCCCCGTCGGAGGGGTTTGTTTCTGATTTTGTTGGCGCCAACAGGGCCATGTCCTCGATGACGGTGTACGGCTGCGTCAGGTTGCTGTCGGACACCATTGCTTCGCTGCCGTGGAAGGCGTATCGGCGGGACTCTCGGGGCATCCCGGTCGAGTTGCCGAACCAACCAGTTTTGGTTCGCAACCCCACCCCAGGTTTCGACCTGTATCAGTTGAAGTGGGCGATGGTGGCGGGGATGGCGTTGCGCGGCAACTCGTTTTTTCTGGTCACTGGGCGCGACGGGCAGGGCTATCCCACAGGTTTGATGCCTTTGCATCCCGATGCAGTGTTTTTGGAACGCCGCCCCGACATTTTGCGGTGGTATGACCCGATCTACCGGGTTTTGGGGGAAGCTGTTCCCGCCGCCGACATGGTGCATATTCGTAGGTTCACAATGCCGGGGGAGCCGTGGGGGTTGAGCCCCATCAAGCAGGCCGCTTCCGCTATCGGTTTGTCCCTTTCCGCTGAGGAGTACGGCTACCGATACTTTCGGGAAGCATCAAATCCGTCTGGTGTTTTGTCCACAGATCAGCATTTGGACGAGGCGGCAATTGAACGCCAGCAGAAAAACTGGATTTCGTCGCATCAGGGCAGGAGGATGCCGGCGATCCTTACCGGCGGTCTGAAATGGTCAAACCTGTCAGTCAGCCCGGAAGAGTCACAATTCCTGTCAACGAGAAGCTTTCAGCGTTCCGAAATCATGATGATGTTCGGTGTGCCGCCGCACCTTTTAGGTGATCAAGAAAAATCCACCTCCTGGGGGAGTGGAATCTCGGAACAAAATTTGGGTTTCGTCACGCACACGTTGCGCCCGTGGACGGCGTGCATCGAATCCGTTTTTTCCAATCTGCTTCCGCGCGGCCAGTTCATTCGTTTCGACTTTTCCGCGATGCTTCGCGGCGACATTGTGGCCCGCTACGAGGCTTACGACAAGGCGTTGCATTCGGCGTGGATGTCACCTAATGAGATTCGGGCCCATGAAGAGTTGGAGCCCATCGAGGGCGGCGACACCTATTTGCAGCCAGTCACTTTGGCCCCGCTAGGTTTCATTCCGCATTCTGGGCCGGGAACTGAAGGCGGCGCCCCCGATACGCCCGGGCAAACCGAACCGAAACCTCAAAAAGTCACCCCGAAGGTTCCATCCAAAACGGTTTCGGGTGGCGAAAACAGTGACCCGGTTCGGGTTTTGGATTGGTAATTTCCGTGTCAATGCAGCCGTTTTGTGCATTCCCGTAGGAGTATTGAATTCATGTCGAGTATCGAGTTGAGTAGCCGCGCCAAAATTTTGGATGTCCGCGAACAGCGCCTGATGGCGCAGGGGCTGGAAATTCGGGAAGACGCAAAGTCGGGGCAGTTCATCCTGGAGGGCTACGCCGCAACATATGAGCCCTATGACTGCTACGGCGGGGTGGAGCGCGGCGGCTGGATCGAACAAATCGACCCTAAGGCATTCGACAAAACGTTGAAGGGGATGCCCGACGTTCAACTTTTGATCAACCATGAGGGTTTAATGCTGGCCCGCACCACTTCGGGCACCCTGAAACTTTCCGTGGACGATAAAGGTTTGAAGGTTCGGGCGCTCCTCGACAATTCCGACCCGGATGTGCAGCGGGTGGCCCCGAAGATGCGGCGCGGTGACCTCAACGAAATGTCGTTCGCTTTCCGCGTCCTGGATCAGAAGTGGGATTCTTCGTACACGCACCGCCTGATCACCGAGGTTTCGTTGCAGCGCGGCGACGTTTCAATTGTGTCCTACGGCATGAACCCTGACACGCACGCAGTGCTGACCGAGCACACTGTTGCGGCTTTGGCCCGCATGACCGATGACCAGCTGGTCGAGTTGCGTTCAAAGGTGGATCGCGCCGAGCTACGTCAGGCCGTGAATGCGTTGCGGCGTGCGGCCGGCGAGCAGGATGTGCGGGCGGCAGGAAACCCGACCGCCAACATGATTGCCTCAAACCTTGTCGAACCGAACCTCGACAACACTGGCACGGATGGCGCCGTCAACGACGGCGCCGTGGGGGCCGGTATCTACGATGCGCCCGCCGTCACTAACGAGGGGTCCGCTGACGGCCCCGTAAAGAAAATGATTGATCCTGAGGAGAGTGCCTTGTCTGTCACCCTGGTTGCGACCCTCGAGTCGACCATCATCAAAGCCTATGGGGCAGCCGAATCGGATTCGATGCGTTCCATGCTCGCCGAAGCTGTCGGCCAAATCGCTTTGCTGCGCCAAAAGCCGGAAACCTCGCAGGAGGAGTCGGCTGTGGAGAAGCAACTCCGCAAGTTGCAGGAATCCGATCCCACACATCCGTCGCACAAAGATGAGATGAAAGACGACGACGAAGACGAAGATAAAAGCGCCGAAGACGACCCGGAGGCTGAGCCCCGCGCAGCCGACGACCAGGTGGAGCGCGCCGAAACCGACGACGACGAAGAATGCAAATCCGACGACACCAAAGACGAAGAGGAAGAGGAAGAGATTCGTATCGGAACTGTTTCCGATGCCCTCCGCAAACTTCACGGCGACGCCGGAATTCCCGCAATCACCAATGTGCGTGAAGGTTTAGCTTACGTTTCGACCTTCAAACGCTCCAAATAGATAATCCAACACGCTGCACTAATAAAGTGCATTCCACATTCATAGGGTTACTATCAATTTTAGGTTCCGGCATGGAACTGCGTGATGGCACGTCGCGCCCTGAAAGTTGAATGGCCGGAAAACCATTTCAGGCCCAGTCCCGTGAAAAGGAACAAACATAATGTCCGAATTCGAAAACGATCCCTCGTTGGGTTCGTCCAGCCTGGAGGAGTTCCTCCGGTCGCTGATCCAGCGCCGCGCGAAGCTCGCCGAGCGCCGGGAGCAGCTGCAAACCAAAGCGGAGTCCGTTCTGCTGGTCGCCCGCGAGCAGGGCCGCGACGTCCTCGAAACCGAGGAGGACGCCGAAGTTCAGCGTTACATGTCCGAGATGCGCGGCCTGGGCAAGGACATCGAAGCCCTCGATGAGCGTGTCACCGAAGTTGGCGAAGAGGTTCGTCGCAGCGGCCAGATCAGCGCCGGCCTGAAGAAGATCCGCTCCACCGAGAAGTCGGTGCTGTCCGTCAAGGAGCAGTCCACCTACATCAAGGGTGATCCGCGCCGCTCGTACATGCAAGACCTGATCCGCATGTCAATGAACATGGACACCACCGGTGAGGCCCGTGACCGCCTGATGCGTCACGCGCAGGACGTGCAGACCCTGCCCGAGTACCTCGAGTACCGGGATCTGTCCCGCGTCGAGGGCCAGGGCGGCTACGCCGTTCCGCCGGCCTGGCTGATGGATCAGTACGTCGAGTTGGCCCGCCCGGGTCGCGCGTTCGCGAACCTCGTTCAGCGCCAGCCGCTGCCCGGTGGAACCGACAGCGTGAACATCCCCAAGCTGCTGACCGGCACCGATGTGGGTGTTCAGAACGGTGACAACACCCCCGTCACCGACGTCGACCTGACCGACACCTTCATCAACGCCCCGGTTCGTACCGTGGCGGGCGCGCAGGGCGTGGCGATCCAGCTGATCGACCAGTCACCCATCGCGTTCGATGATGTTGTGTTCCGCGACCTGACCGCCGCTCACGCGAGCCGCCTCAACTCGCAGGTCATCGGCGGCACCGGCACCAACGGTCAGGTGCTGGGCACCAGCGCCACCGCCGGTATCGGCTCCCTGCCGGTCACCGGGCCGCTGTCGATCCAGAGTGTCTACTCTGCAATCGCCAACGCCGTCCAGACCGTTCACACCACGCGGTTCCTGCCGCCTGAGGTGATCGTCATGCATCCGCGTCGGTGGGGCTGGTTCCTCAGCCTGCTCGACACCACGGATCGCCCCCTGTTCCTCCCGGGCGCAAACAACGGGATGAACCTGGCCGGCGTTCTGTCGGATGTTGCGTCGCAGCAGGTTGTCGGACAGATGCACGGCCTCCCGGTCGTCACCGATCCCGGCATCCCGATCAACGTCGGCGCAGGCAACGACGAGGACGTCATCTACGTCCTGCGTGCCAGCGATCTGGTTCTGTGGGAGTCGAGCATCCGTGCCCGCGTCCTCCCCGAGACCAAAGCGCAGACTCTAACCGTCCTTCTCCAGATATACAGCTATCTCGCATTCAGTGCTGCGCGTTACCCGCAGTCTGTGGTCGAGATTTCTGGTCTCACCGCCCCCAGCTGGTGAATCTGAGCTAGTCAACAAAAAGCCCCCGCCCTGTGATCCAGGGTGGGGGCTTTTTGTTGGGCATTACGACACGTTAATCGTCAAGCATAATAAATATTGAATGCCCAAATAATGTGTTGTATGTGGCGGCGAAGAAACGTACCCCTCCGTCGCGTATGCCTGCGGCCCGCCGCGCCCAATACCTCAAAAACCGTAAGCCAAGGCTGTGCCAGTGCGGCGCCGAGATTGCTTTAGGTTCCAGGAATCGTTCATGCGACCCGTGTCGAGAAACACCGAATCCGGTTTGCAAAAAATGCTGCAAGTCTCTTCCGATTTCCAGTTTCAGCAAGGACTCTTCGCGGCTCTCCGGAATTTTTCCGTGGTGCAAAACATGCCAGAAGGATTCCACTCAAAAGTTCCAAAATCCGGACGATGAACTTAATGGTCATATCTGCCCGCTTTGCGACACGCCAACTCGAGGGCACCGGAATCGCCGATACTGTTCCAAAACATGTATGTATAGGTCACGGTCGATTCGGCGTTACGGGCTGACTGTGCCCGAGTACCGACGCCTACTGGATGCCACAAATGGAAAGTGCCCAATCTGCGACAAGGTGCCGAACAGGTGGAACATTGACCACGACCACAACACTGGCCTTGTTACCGGCCTTGTGTGTATTGGATGCAACATCGGCCCCTTGGCGTATTCGCTGCATTCTGTTGAGTTTGTGAAAAAACTTTTGAGTTTTCTTGAAAACCCGCCGGCCAAAACCCTTGGGATTGTGGCCGTTAGCGAACCCGCGCTTCCCAGCAATTTGCACACGCTGTGGGGTTACGCCGCTTCTTAGTTGTGTCGATACAGCGTTTAAGGTTTTTGCACGGTATTGTTGCTGTATGGGTATTTTTGGTCGGCTGCCTGCGGCGCCTTTCGGTAAGTTGTTTGTTCGTGACGCTGATAAGGCGCGGGAGTTGGCGCGTACTGGCGGCGATCCGGCGGATGCTGTCGTTGAGGTTGATGCCGACGAGGTGACGTTGGATCAGTCGGCGTTCTCAAATGGCAGCGTCGATTTTGAGGTTGATGGCGACCATGAGGCCGTTGAGGCTGTCGAGACCGTCGAGGTTGAGGAAACCGCCGAGGCTGAGGAAGCCGTCGAGGTTGAGCCTGAGGTTGAGGACGTCGCCGAGGTTGAGCCCGAGGTTGAAGAGGTCGAAGAGGTTGAGGGCGAGAGCCCTTTCTCCAGCTTCGTTCCGGCCCCCGGTTTTGAGGCCCCGAAGAAGCGCGGCCCAAGGAAGCGCACCCAGTAGGGGGTTGTTGTGGCGCAGCCTCTGCTCACAGACACCGACCCTGATTGGGCCGCTTTCAAATCTGGCAGCGAAGAGTATTTCCTCAACGTGGCCGGTGAGGCCATTCGCAGGTATTGCGGCTGGAACATTTTTCCTTCCGAAACGTTAACTGTCCCTAAGTTGCGGATCGGTTCGGCCGGCATCGTCATGTTGCCCTCTCTGCATGTCACTGATGTTTTTGAGGTTGTTGTGGGCGGCACCCAGGACACGCATGTTCGTTCCGATGTGGACGATCTTGATGCTGTTGCTGACGGTGATGATGTTGAGGTGATTGTGTTTGATTCGGCCCGCTCTGGTGGCACTGTCCTTGAGCCTGACCAGTATGTGTGGTTTGAGGAGGGCTATTTGCGGGTGCCAACCACTTTGTCGTGGCATTACGGCGGCACTTACGGGTTCATTCCGGGCGGCTACGTTCCGTCGGTTGGTGATGTTTATGCTTCTGCAACGTTCCAGTCTGGCTATGACGTTTTGCCTGCCGAGGTTAAGCAGATCGCTTTCGAGTTGGCTTCTACAACTGCTGAGATGCCGTCGGGGAATGTGAAAGATATTGTGACCCCAGGTTTTCGGTTGCAGCTGACACAAAATCCTGGTTTGTCGTTGAATGCTGGGCAGTGTGAGCGCCTCGCACCGTTCAAGCTTTCTCGTACCCGCTGATGGGGTTGATTCCGGCGCCGTGGCCGGTTTTGCACACTCCTCGCGGCGTTGAAGCTGAGTATGACGCTCATGGTAATGAGCGGATTGTGGATGGCGATCCGGTGATCCGCTACGTCATCGCTCTATATCAGAACGGATATAAGACGGGGATGGCGTCGAAAACTTTGTTCACGGAGGAGTATCTGAATGAGGTGCAAACCGATTTGCAGATGGTGATCACTCATGCGGACATTGTGGCGAATGTTTTCGGCCAGAACGACAAGGTGTTGGTGGGTGGCGCGGTGGTGGGCGGCGTGTATGAGGGCGGTACAGCGTTCAGGTTGATGGGTGTGCCTGGCCGGGACGTTGAGGGGCCGTGGCCGCACTTGTATAAGCATTTTGGTGGTTTGGTGCGGCTGCGGCGCAGCAATTAGGGGTATTCGCCTGGTGGGGCTATTGGTTGCCCTTTGAGTCGCCATTGCGCGGCCCCGGTGTATCGGGACAGTGAGGTCATTGTTTCGTTGATCCGCCGGCCGGTGACGGCAACCATTGACCAGGTGACGAACCATTCGTAGTTGTTGGCGGTGATTGTGGTGCCTTGGGCGTTGCCCATCCAGGCGAGCGCCAAACCGATGTTGGCTTCGGCTGTCACTTCGTCGTTGTAGGGGGCGTAGGAGTGGATGATGGCTTGCATGTTGTAGAGGATGCCGTCGACGGGGTAGCCGGTGGAGGCTTCGACGCGAATGAATGTGTCGGCGGGGAGGGTTTCTTCGCCGGGGCCCATCGGTGGGAGTCGGGTGACTACCCGCAGTCCTCCGAGTAGTGGTGTGAGGTAGGCGACGGTGAGGGTTTCGATGGGCGGCGGCAGGAGGGTGTCGTAGATGCGTTGTTGTGGTTGCGGCGCCCGCAGTAGTTGTTTGGGTTTGGGCATTAGTCGCTGCCGTCGCCGCCGCTGAAGTAGCCTCCGTCGCCGCGTTTGTTGCCGCCTCGTCGGACGCCTGGCTTGGTGGAGAATTCTCCTTTTTCGTTTCGTACGTTTGAGCCTTTGGCGCGGGCGTCGTAGGTGTAGCCGTCGCCCAGATCCCAGCTTTTGGCGGCTTCGTCAATGAGTTTCGCTGCGTAGCCGATGAGGTTTATGAGGGTGTTGTGGTATTCGTTGTCGACTCTGGCTTCATAGTTTTCGGTGTAGACGAAGCCACCTTCGCCGAACACGGAAGCCCATTCTGAGCCGGGTTTGTGGACTGCGGATTCGTAGTTGGCGTCTTCGGTTTGGGCGAGCCGGTTCGCTTCGCCTTTCATCAGGTCGAGGGCGTTGTACCAGAATCCGTTTATTTCGGGGCCGAGTAGTAACGCTAAAAGTTCTTCGTCGGTGAATAGGTTTCCGCCAATGCTGTCACTTGAGAGGGTTTGACTTTTTGGCCGGCTCGACTTGATCATGCTTTTCATTGTTCCACGGTTTGGGGTTGCTGCCGCGTGTCAACACAGTTTTTGTGCTTTGTTGTGTTTTGATTATTCCAGCAAGTCCGACAACTGCAACAAACTCTTTTAAGGAAAAAGCAAATGACTGCTCCCGTTATTTCAACGGTCAACGAGATTGTCGCCCCGTCTCCCCGGGTTTCCGGTGGCGTGCTGTTCGCGCCGTTGGGAACTCCGCTGCCCACCGACGCGACGGGCCCGCTGGATGCGGCGTTTGTCACGCTGGGCCGGGTGAAGGATGACGGCATCAAGCGCACCGAGGATCGTTCCTCTTCGAACGTGTACGACTGGGGCGGCAATAGGATCGCCATCCTGCAAACCCAGTTCGGCATTTCGGTGATGTTTGACCTGCTTCAGCTGGTGAACGCCGAGGTTCAGTCCGCCGCTCACGGCGAGGAGAACGTCGATGTGACGCCGGCGACCGCGACGACGGGCACCGAGATCGCGGTGAAGATCAACCCGAAGCTCCTCGACACCGGCGTGTGGGTTTTCGACTCGTACTACGGCAAGGCGTCGGGTCGGCTGGTTCTGCCGTACGCCCGCCCCACCAAGGTCGACGGCCCGAACTGGACGCACAAGGAGCTCGCCTCCTACAAGATGACCCTCGAGTCGATGCCGGATGATGACGGCAACCACGCCCTCGAGTTTTGGAATGACGGCATCCTCGCCTAAATCCTTTCCCCGGCGTAACGGTTTAAGCCTGTCAGCTTCGGCTGGCGGGCTTTTTCCGTTTGCTAACAATCTTTAGTGTCATTGCACAATATTGTTGCAAATGGGGGTAGTATTTCCTTTTGACCGACCTGACAGTAGGCGGGAATGACCAGGAGGAATTCGATGGCTGAGACCGTCAAAAGAGCACCGCGTAAAAAGAAAGTTGAAACAGAAACCGTCGACGCCCCGAATGTGGCAGCCCCGGAGGCCGCGCCGCCAGTGACGAAAGCGCCGCCCACCCACCCGTACGGCGACATCGAGGTTTTCGTCTACCAGCCGAAGGACGGCTCGGCGCCTATCGTCATGCCGGCCATCAACACGGTTCGTCCGACGCAAAAGTTTTTTTGGACGATCTATCGGCTCAACGAAATGTTTCAGTCCTTCGAGTGGCTGAACTTGGCGAAGGTGCCACGCAGCGTCCAGGAGCGGATCATGGATCTGGGCGAGAAGGATGTGTACGAGCAGGCTGACCTGTTCCGGCAGTGGTTTGCTCCGATCTCCCGGCCGCAGGCCGAGGAAGGGTTGCGCCCGCCGGGGGAATCCTGATGCTCACTCGCGCTGTCGGTGAGCATTGGCATGCCTTGGCACGGGACGTCCTGTCTTTGGGGTTTCGGCCCGCCACAATGTTTCAAGACCTTTCTTTGTCGGAAATCGTTTCAATTGTGGTGGCTGCGCCACCGAATTCTGCGCTCCGATTCTTTTTGGATGAGGGCTGGTCTCGGGAATCCCATCTGTTGGCTGGTTTGGCTGAGCAGCAGGCCGGTTTAACTGATTTGCCGCAAAGTTTTGACCGTCCCGGCTTATCTGATCGCGGCAATTCACCAAATGATGGTCGTGTTGTGCGCGCCGACGTGATGACTTGGGCTGAAATGGATAAACTGGATGCGGAGCGCCGAAATTCGGCGGTAGGCGGCGTTACGACTAAGAAGGTTTGGTAGTGACCGCTGCTGGGGCCGCTGGATCTGCTGCCGCCAATAAAATCTTTTCCGCATTCATCGGTATCGCACCGTCTATTGATGAGGAAGAGTTTGTTCGGGGCGGCGAGAGTGCTTCCGACTATTTCGGTGAAGGTTTCGTTGAGGGTGTCACCAGGCAGGCCGCTGCCGGCACTCTGCGTGACCCGTTCTTTGATGCTTTTTCTGGTATCGCCCAAGAGGGCATGAGGATTGGTTCCGAATTTTCGGCGTCTATCACTGAGGCTTTCCTGAGCCGTGAACCTTTCGATTTAGCGCAGGTTTTCAAATGGTCAGAGGACATGTTTGCGCCTGTCCAAAAACTAGTTGAAGGCTTGTACGACAACACGGCCGGCGCAATCATCTCCAAAATCCCCATTGTCGGTGGCGCCGTTGAAACAATGGGCGGTCTGATCGGCAGCGTATATGAGCCGGTCAAAAACTTCACCCTGGCGCTTTCCGACCTTGGTATTGAGTATCAGGAAATTGGGCGCACCATTGCCAGGAATGAACTCGATTTAACTAAGATCGGCGAACTTAAACAAGTTGTTCTCGACATTTATGCGTTAGGTGAAGGCAAGCCGCTACTTTTTCGCCCTGAAGACATTGTTGAAAATGTTGGGGTGTTTAAGGCCCGCCTGAATGATTTGACGACGGCTGGGCTTGAAGAGTTCACCGTTATGGCGGCTGAGGCTAACGAAATTTTGGGTGAGATCACCATTGATCCTCGCCGCCTGACGGGTGCGTTGACGGCGTTCGGCATTGAAGGCGACGAAAAGTTGACTTCCACGTTGAACCGGTGGACAAACATTATGCGGACCACCGGCGCCGACATGAACAACGTTTTGTATCAGGCGATCAACATTGGTCCGTCGATGCGGCAGCTGGGCTACGAGGCCGATCAGGTTGTTCAAATGTTCGCCCAGATGAATGAGCAGGGCGAGCCGATGCAGCGGCTTGTGTGGTCGTTCTCGGGTGCAGTGAAGAAGATCGCTGATGCTGTTGCGGAGCAGCAGCCGGGCTTTGAAACCATCAAGGATGGCTACGCAACGGTTTTGACTTACATCAAAAATTTGATGGATTCAGGATTTTTGGAGCAGGCAACTGATGCGGCGCAGGCGTGGTTCGGTCAGCGCGGCGCCCCTGTCGCCATCGAGGCGATACGGGAAGGGCTTCTGTCTTTGCCCTCCGACTATGAGATGCTTCCCGGGCTGGACAAAGACGTTTCTGATGCCCTTGAGGCGACGCAGTCCTTGACGGAAGTTTTTGAGAAACTTGAATTTCAGATAAAAGCAGCTTTTGCCCCTATGGGTGAAGTGTTGGCGGATTCTTTAACCGAATATTCGGGCCAGTTCTCGGCATGGATTGCAACTAACCGCGAGTCGATGCTCAATTTCGCTGTTGACGTCAGCACTTTTGCTTTGGATGCGTTGAGTTCGTTCTTCAATTTTGCTGGAACTTTGATGCGTGCTTTCGGCCCGATCATTGACACAATGGTCGAGTTGACGGCACGCTATTTCAACTATCTTGGCGACATGTTCAAGGCATTTGTTCTTGGCCCGTTTTTGATTATGGAAAAGGCTCTCAACTTTTTTGGGGCTAACATTTCGGTCTTCTCGGAGGCGTATGACGGCATTAATGAAATGCAAAAGGGCCTCAAAGATATTGCCGAAATACCTATAGGTGACACTTTAACCAGGTTTGGCACTGAAGCGAAAATACTTGGCAGTGATGTCATCCCGGGAATGACGCGGTCAATTGAAGAATTCGCCGCCCAAACCCGCATCGGCCTTCAGATCGCCGACAATCTTACAGCCCCGGTTAATGCGGATGGTTCGATGGGATCTGCCATTGACCGGGATAAAGGCGAAGGCTCTGGTTACGGATTCTTAGCGGGAATTAAACCCCCCACCGATAAGTCTGAGACGGCGCAGGAAACTCGAGAAAGAAACGCCGCCACCCAAAGGATTTGGGAAGACATAAAGAGGGCTTTGGCCGAAGACGGAATCATCATCAAATATGATCCGAACACCGGCCAAATTCTGGATTTGAATGCGAAAAGCGAAGAGCAGAAAAAAGAGCTACAAAAGTTTTTGGCCCGCCAGTTAGAGAAAAACGATGGGGCTTTATCTTCCGCTGAGGCGTTGGAGCAGCTGGGCGGCGAGTTCCCCCTTGCTGCTGTTCCTTCGATTGAGCAGTCGTCGTCCTGGTCTGAAGTGCTACTTCCCGACTCAACCAAGCCGGCGCTGTGGGATATGGACTCGGAGGGCACTGTCATTGTGCCCGCCGCATTCGACACTGACACGGACGCTGAGGTGCAGTCGGTGTCCAGTCTGTTGGATTCGATGGGCGTGCCGGATGATTTGCGGGGCGGCGACGGTGTTGTCATCCCGGTTTCTTGGTCGTCGCAGGGCGGCTTGCAGGTTCCGTTCGCCAGCCTGGGAACACCTAACCTGAATGCTCCGTCGCGCCTCAATGACAATGAGGGCGGTGGTGTCGCTTCGCAGCCTTCGGTTGTGGCGGGCGCGAACGCTGTCCTTCAGGCGTTTGGGGATCAGCTTCGCGGCAGCATCGGCGGATCTCGGGCCTATAACTCTGCGCCGGGAACCCATGAGGTTGGTTTGGCGATGGACATTCCCATCGGCCCCGATCAAATGGCTTTGGGTGACCAAATCAATGCTTGGTTGCAGCAGAACGCCGAAGCGTTAAACATCAGGTACACGATTTGGCGTGACCAGGGCCTTTACACACTTTCGGACAACATCCCAGATTTCACTTCGCCCGGCCACTTCGACCATATTGATGTTCAGTTCAATGACGGTACGGTTCGGAGCTTTTCGCCAGGTTCGGGCGGGCTGCCTGCAACGTTCCCTGTCAGTTCAAGAACCGACTTGGGTGGCGGCGGCAACAGTTTGGAGGCGATGCTTCAGCAGCGCCTGCTGGCCGCTGGTTTGAGCCCCGACGTGGTTCGCGGCATCACCGCAATGAATCGTGTGGAATCCGGCGGTAAGGCTGAAGGGTTCCTTGGTTTCACTTACGGTCAGGCCGCTACCCCTGAGGCTGCTATCGAAAAGTTTTTGAACACGCAGTGGCGTCCGCGTACCGCCTCGGGGATTCCTGGTGTGTCGGATAACGGTCAGGTCACTGACTGGGATGCCTTCATGGCTTTCATTAGGGTGCGGATTGTTGGTCAGACCGGTGTGGTTGATTGGCAGGGCAATCAGCAGCCCCCGGCGGCTGAGTATCAACGCCGTTTGATGGAGGCGGTTGGTGGGGTGCCGTTGTTGGCGCCGGGATATCCGCTTGGCGGTTCGATGCCGGGGGCTTCACCTCCTGTTGTTTCTGCTGATGTTGGTTTGCTTTCGTCGGAATCTGCGCTGACCGGCCCGGGAACTGGTGCTTTCCCGAACATTCCCGAGTTGATGCGCCGCCTACAGGAGCGCGGCCAGCTGCCGGCGGCACCTTCAGGTGTGATCGGCGGTCAAGGCCCCGGCAATGGGGCTGTTGACCGGGACGGATTCCCGCTCAGGGTGGATGACTCTATCGGCGCCGGGATGGGTGCCTTTTTCCAAAAATATTTGAGCCCCGAGTTTTATTTGAACAAAGCTTTCGGTGCCCAAACCCGCTCAAAGGACTGGGACAACAAGGTTTTGGGTTCGGGCTACATCTTTGGGCTCAGCGAGCTCGATATGGCTATGGGGCAGATTCAGAACCTGCTCGATTCGAAAGCTAAAGCCGACACTAGCGGCCTGCTCTCGTACCGGGATCTGGTTGAAGGGTTCGACCCGTACAGGCTTGGCGGGGATGTTAGAAAGGTTTTTGAAGACCCCAACTCGACTGTCGGGCAAAGAGTTTTTGGTGGACTTTCTGGTGCTGCTGTGGCTGCCGGGGCTTTACCGTTCCCTGGTGGTGGCCGGGTCGGTAAGCAGGTTGCGGATGCTGTTGCGGAGCAGGAAACGAAAGCTGCCGCCGAACGGGCTGCTGCCGGTGCGGTTGCCCTCCCGGAGTGGAAGGCCCAGTCCGGTTTTGTTTCGGAGAATTGGCGGGGCGGCGGGGCGCCTCTGGGTACGGAGGCGCAGCAACGCGCATACGACGTCATGTCGGGGCAGCTGTCCAGCATTTTGAATGATCGCCGCAACAACGGCACTTTGACGAAAGAAGCTGAGGCGAGGCGTAACGATCTGATAGCTCAAATGTTTGAGCTTGAACGTCAGATCCGTGAGGAAACGTTGGAAGCGGAGCAGGCAGCTGCTACTGCTTCAAACAACTTTGATCGCTACGACTTGCTTATGCGGTCGTTGGAGGATTTTGAGAACAATGTTCGGAAGTTGGCTGACGGTACAGCTGAACGCACACAAAACGTTTTCGAGGAAGATGGTGTTCCGCGTCTCGCCGAGAACATTCCGGGCTATGTTTCCCGGGAGGAGAATTGGCGCCAGTTCGTTGACATCGAGGCGATGTCAGTTTTGCGCGCCCAGGACAAAGGTTTCCTGTTAGCTGCGGCCCAGAAGGCTGGTTTCACTGACCGTGACTCCTATCTGAAATATGTTGAATCGCAGCTGAACGATCCTTCGGTGTTGGCTTCCTGGCTTCAGGCGCAGCAGGCCGGCGGTCCTGACTGGATTGGTGAACTCACCAGGGGTGTTCTCACTTACGGAAAGAATTCTCCGCAAGGGCCGGGGAGCGCCGGGTTTGGCCCCAACGATTTCCCATTCCAGGTTGGTGACGCAAAACCGGACCCGTACATTTCCGCTCCCGGCCAGGAAATGCCGCAGCTGCGCGCCGCACCGGTATCGCCGACTGACGTCAACCCGGATGCGTTCAATCAGGCTGATCCGTTGGCCGACGTTGTCATGTTTGGTGAGCAGCCGAAGGTTGTGGAGCCGCCTAAGCAGTTGGGTTTGATCCCTGAGGTTGCGGCTGCTGTGCGTGAGGCCACCGAGAAGGCAGCTAAAGCTAAGCAGGACGCTGTAGACAATCAGATCGGTTTCGGTATCGGTCTTACTGACGGCGACGGAACCAACCTGTTCGGCCAGGAGTTGACGGTTCCTGACGATGTGGCTGAACGAAATTTGCAGGCAGTTTTGGCTGACATCGATGCGATGGAGTCGATACAAGATGTTGCTGTCGCTTCGGGGGCGTACACACCGGAAGCTGCGGCAGAAAAGGCTTTGCAGGACGCTCAAGCCCGCTGGGATTCGATACCAAAACCCACCGATGGGGATCTTCCCAAATGGTGGCAAAACGTCATCAAAACGCGAAGCGAATCGGAATGGTCTCGCGAGCTTGTCGCTGAACTTGAGGCCCGAGTCAAAGCCCAGTTCCCGGAAGGTTCCTCCCTGCCTTCGGTGAATGAACTGGTTGTCGCTGAAGGTAAGGTCACCGGCGATCCCATGCCTGTAGGGCTTTTCCAGGCCACTTTCAAAGACGCGAGGGAAGCGTTACAGAACAAGAGTGCGCTAGAAAATTCTAGCTACTTTGATGAGCCGGAAATAGGTTCAAAAGAGCGGCAGCTAGAAGATCTTCGGTCACTGATCGGCTATGAGGGCGATTCCGTTAGGGAGGGCGCAACGCAGCTGTGGCAAAGCTACGTTGACGATGAGGTAGCTGCCGCTGAGGCCGCGCTGCCCGCCGGCGAAAACCGTTTCTTCAATCCCGCAACTTTTGACGAATACATGAAGTCGACGTACGGGAAAAGGGTGAAAGCCCTGCTGCCGGATGCTTTCTGGGACATGCCCGACGAGGCTGTGGAACGGTATGCCTCTGAGGAGTTGAGACGTTACTTCGACAGTGTTGGCCGCACCAACAAAGATGACTTCCTCGACACGGAGTTCGGTGTTAAGCCGGTTCGCGATCCGAACAAGATTGTTCGGACGCCGAAGAAGAAGAGGATGTCGGCGAAGGAGCGGGAGGCCCGGGAAGCTGCCAGGGCGGCGGCAAACTCGGAACTGGCCGACTACTTCAACGAAGACAATTTTGGTTTGTCGCGCGCCCCAGATTCTGCGTTCGGCCCAGATCCGACAGAAGACCTGATTTTGCCGTCAGGGAACCTGCCGATGCTCACCCAGTACGCCTTACCGCAAGGCGGGCTGGCCGACTTCGCTTTCCAAAGCCCCCAGTTGATGACGGAATTTTTTGAAGGTTTCTTCGCTGGTGTGGTCGAAAACCTGCCGGGCTATACAGCCGGTAAGGGCGGTCTCGATGAGGCGATGCGGCAGCGGGATGCGCTCAGCAAGTCGGGCGGTTTGGGCATTGACGAAAATCCGTTCCCCAAACCTGACGAGGTCACTTTCAGGAGGATGGCGCGGGAAGCCATCAACATTGGCAAAGTTGATCTTAGTGGCGCACCGCTTGGTTTGCGGCGCGACCGTTACGGGGAGCCGGCCGACTGGTTCACCTGGGAACGCACCTACGGTCGGGGTGGCGCCGCCGGCGCGAAGTGGAACGACAAAACCCTCGAGTTTGATGCTCCGGTAGCTGACTTTGTTGACGTTCTGTCCAAGGGCGATTTGCCGCCAATTGACTTTGAGGCCCTTGTCGGTGACCTGCCTGGTGGTTTCATCGATTCGGCTGGCAATCCGATTCCGCAGTTCGATCCGATAATGATGGATCAGATTCGGCGCGCCACCGAGCAGATGCTTCCAGTGTTTTCGGATGCTTTACGCAACCAGCTGGGGATACAAGATCCCCGTTTTGTTAGTTCGGCTCAGAAGATGCGGGCAAACCTGGCCGAGAAGGGCAGGCTTTATTATGAGGCGCAGCAGGGCGTGTCGGCGCAGGTAGCTGCCCGCGACGGCACGTCGGTGGAAAACCTTACAGCCGAACAGCTGGCTGAAGTTTTTGATTCGACGGCGGCGCAACGGGATGCGTTCATCGCCGCAATTGATGGAACTATTGAGGCCCCTAACTTTTTGAACCCCAACAACCTTGTTGGCCCTGTTCGCGGCCCACTGTTGGGGCCGGCGCTGCCCGACTATTTCGATCCGGTTGGCGGCACACCGAACCCTCTCAACAATGCTCTGCTGCCCGATGTTGGCGGCTACACCAACTTGTTGGATTCGTTCATCCGGTCTGGTATGGATCGTGCTTCTGCGGCTGATCCTCGGAACATTCTTGCTGAGGCTTTCCGGCGCCGCTTCGAATCTGGTGGCGCTATCGGTCGGGATCGTTTGGAGGAGCAGATCCGTCAGGCCCTCGAGTTGGCGAGCCGTTCAAGTGGTAAGTCTTTCAACGCCTTGGATTTGCAAAACAGTTTGAGAATTTCTGAACAGCAAGCTCGGGAACTGGCTGGCTTGTTGCAGAGTGTCGGTTCGCTTTCTGTGGGTCCGCGCGGCGGCAGCAGTGTGGCGTTTGCGAAAACTCCGGAAGGTTTGCAGGGGGAGTTGGATCGCCTGTTCGGGTTGCCGGCCAGCCCTGGCGGCTATTTGCAGACCGAACCGCCGCCAGGCTACCAACCGCTAAATGACTGGTATGACGATCCGGCGGCAACGGCAGGCGGCGGCGCACCGCCACCGCCTCCGGGCGGTGGCCCCAACTTTGCCGGCCCTGACCCCGATGAGCCGCCGGGGGCGAAAGGCGCTCGCGGCTTCGATGATCTCCTTGCGGGGAGGAAAGTTAACCATGCGGGGTGGAGTGGGGAGGATTACCGCGTCTTCAACGAGAAAGTGGGCGAAAACGTACGAGCGGCGAATGAAAGGTT